GCCAAAAGTCTCCACCACACGATTCCCTGAACACACCCTTCGAGAAGGTTTTCTTCTTGTTGAGTGTGAAACCGCACCGACCCAAAAGGTCTGTAACGGCGGGGAAGGCGTCTTTGCGTACCAAGATGTCATCACCATAGACCCGGAAGTCAACCCGGATCTGCCCCGCATTTGATGCGGAGCATATGGCTAAAAACAACAAGGTTTGCAAAGGGAAACAGAATCCGTTGCCCATGGAACAGAACTTCTCGTAACGACGAGTGACGCCGTTGTACGAGTAGCTCTTCGATCGAAGTCTATCGAGGAGATAGAACCAATCAGGGGGCAACAGATCGCGCACCAACTCTGTCGATATGCTATCACTAGCGGACGACAGGTCAATGGTGCAGAACCCATCCGTTGAATCAAATGAGCCTTCCCAGGCCATTTGCCGGTTCCGGTCCTGATCCAAAAGATCATTACCGGCAGCTGCCAGTCTTGAGCGCATTGCGCTGTCGACTGACGACTGCATCCAGTTATTCAATAAGGGTTCGATGGCAATCGACCTACGCGTGAGCGTGGTCTTAGGGACGAATAGGACTGTGTTGTGGTCAACTATGTCCACCTGCTCGCGGAACGCGCGGTAAAACGCGTCGTCGCTTGCAAGGTACTCCGTGGGATCGACTAAGACCTCTAGGAGTTGTGGATGCGCATGTGCAAACATACGCGCATAGTCGGCCGATGCACTCGAGACTGACCATTAATCTGCCAGCAGCTTTCGGTAGCTGGAGGTGGCCTGTCCATGTATCCCGAGCGCCGCACCGGGGCCAAAAGCCAACTTCGAACTAAGTTCGTCGTAGGAGGGAACATCGCCCAATACATAAGCGATGTATCCCCTCAATCTATGCCGTTCGTCCGAAGATAAACGGGGAGATTTCGCGTGGAATTGTTCATTGACCTCTTTGCAACTAAGCTCAGAGGTCTCAAACTTCTTCCAAGCACCGTCCTCCGCCAGAGCGTCTAAGCCCTTAACGTCGTAACGGTACTTCGCGACTAGTGCCTTCAGCTGCGCGAGAAGGAAATACTTCCCGACGGATCCTACTTCTGTCGGATCCTGTATGTCGAGCGTGGGAAGCCAGCCTACCAGACTGTCGCGAGACAGCTTGTTAGGATATGGCGGAACACGCTCCCCATAGCGGTATGCTATTTCCGATGCCAACATCGAATAAAGCTCACGGTGATTAACCGAGGCTTTACTCCTCAGGGCGGCGTTTACCTCACGGTACCGTCGCCACAGGCGGGGGTTCATTACGAACTCCTTGTGCTTTCTGGTTGATCTGGGGC